TACCTGCCCACCGGGGAAGAGGGCGTGATCACGTCCGTCAACGACAACTGGGCCTTCGTGCACTACGGCGAGGGGACAAGTCAGGCGACTGACCCGACCCTGCTGGCGCTGCTGACAGGGAAGGTGCAGGGTGACAGCCCGGCCTGATTACGGCCCCCGCCAGCTAGCCGACTACCTCGGTGCGTTCTACGGCCAGGTAGACCGGGCCCGCGACTTTGGCCTGCTGCCGGAGCCTGACCGGGCCCGCAGTCGCTGGTCGGCCGCAGCAGCAGATAAGATCCGCGCCCGGTGGCCGGAGATCGCGGCAGCAGCGGAGTGCATCGCTGCCCCCGGACTGAGGGAACGCGGCTGGACTGAGGCGATGATCCGCGACCTCCTGGGAGAGCCGGCTCTGCGGGTCGACAATCCGCACTACAAGAGCGCCGCGCCCATGCGGCTGTGGCGCCTGCGGGAGGCCGAGGCGGCCGAGGCCTCGCCGGAATTCGCTGCGCGTAAGGAACGAGCCGGCCGCCAGGTCTCCGCCGCCATCAAGGCCTCGGGGACCAGGAAGATCTGGAAGGCGCTAGGGGGGCACTGAGGTCATCAGGCGCGGGCGGAACCGATAGGATTAGGCAGGCCCTCCGGCCGCCCCTTTCCGCTGGTCAAGCCCCAACTTCTGAACGGTTCCTGCTACAGCTATGCCTGCCTGGCTTCCCTGGATCGCCGCTGCCGCCATCCTCGTCGTGCTCCCCGTCCTGCTGCGCCTGTATGCCGGAGAGGAGCCGGATAATGCGATCCGCCAGGAGCAAGGCGGGCTGCCCGTCGACGATGAGGCCCCCGATAGCAGCAGCGAAGACCAGGACCCTAGGCACGGCAGCAGACCGGACCGTCAACAGGCTGAGATCCGGCTCGCGGCATGACCCGGGGCGGGCCGCGTTGGCACCATCGGTCCCGGTACTCCATCATTGCGCCATGAGCAGCGAGGAAGCCTGTCCGGGCCCGTGCAACCGCAGGTTCAGGGAAGCCCGCGACGCCCACCGTCAGGCCCTCGCCGATTACGACCCGCTCGACTCGTCGCAGTCCCGCCCGGAGCCGCCCGAGGTCGTGCCGTGGCCAGGCGATCCCGTCTGGTGCGGCGCGTGCGCGTCGAGTATCCGCGAGCGGCTTGTCCAGCTCGATGACCTCATCGCCCTGAGGAAAGCCCCGGCCGACGGCCAGAAGCAGTCCGACGCGGCCGAGCGCGTCTCCGGATCCTCCGACGAGGCCCAGTCTCCGTCGCAGGCGGGCGACGACGAGGACGAGCTAGCCTCGATGCTGATCAGCTGGGAGCGCGTATACCGGAACCTGCGCCGCTGGCCGTCTCCGCCGCCCCGTGGCGAACTCGCATCCGCCGAGACGACATGCATCGCGTGGCTGATGCACCACCTGAACGGTGTCCTCCGCTCCGGTGTCGCCGCGGACTTCGGGCTGGAGATCTTGCAGTGGCACCGTGAGTTCACCGGCAGCACCAAGGCCGGGGTCAGGACGGTTCGCAAGCCGCTGCGCTGCCCGTCCTGCAAGTACGCGACCCTGATCTGGACCGAAGGCGAACAGCAGGTCACCTGCGCGAATCCGGTCTGCAACCGCATCCTCTCGCTGGCCGAGTACGACGCTGAAGTGGAACGGCTCGCCGCCGAGCAGAAGCGCGTGGCGTTACTTGCCGGCGGGCAGCTTCACGGGTTAACCTGTCTCCCGGACAGCCATGTTCGCAGGCGTCCCGCAAGCACCACGGGCCCCCGGATTCCGGGGGCTTTCTTCATGCCCGGGGGAGGATGCTTGGACGCCCCCACGTTCGACATGGACGCCCTGATCACGGCGACCCAGGCGGCGGAGTACGCGCACGTGTCCGTCCCGGCCATCTGCAACTGGCGGGACCGCGGCTACCTTCCGGTGGCCACGGACAAGAACGGGCGGGAGATCCGCGACAGCCGGGGGCGGCCGAAGTACCGGCTCCGCGACGTCGCGCGGGCCGACATCGAGACCCGGCAGCGTGGCGAGCGCATGGCGAACGGCGCCCGCCGGCAGGACATAGCGGCCTGACCCTAAGTTCGCCGCGTTCTGGCCGCCCGCCCCGAAGACATCCCGGCCGCCCATCTCGCGCCCGGTATCGCAGCAACCACGAAACCCCCAGCTAGGAGCCCCCCATGACCACCCCCGCGCCCGCTGTCGCCCCGACCCTCACCCTCGCCGCCGACAAGGCGACCTACAGCGTCGGCGATGTCCTGACTCTCACCGCGACCTACTCTGATTCCACCTCCGCCCCGGTCACCCTGTCGATCGTCGCCTCGGCCACCGATGCGGCCGGCAACAGCATCAACGCCGACCTGTCGGTCACGGTGAACACCTCCGAGCAGCAGCCGATGACGATCGGCGTCACGGACAATTTCGGTGATGCCTACACCCAGGTATCCAACGCCGCCGGCGTCGCGGTGCTGACCGCCACGATCGGGACGCCTCCCGCCGCGGCATGAGCGCCACCCTCACGATCACGGCGACGGTGACCGACAAGGCCGGCCTGGTGGCTACCGCGTCGGTCACCGTCGACGTCCTCCAGCCCGCCCCGTCGCCGGCCACGCCCGGCGGAGGGGGCCGGGCGTAGCCGTGCCCGCCGATGACTGGGTGTGCCCGCAGTGCGAGCGCGACAAGCACGAGCGGTGCACCAGCCGGGACTGCCGGTGCTGCGCGGGACAGGGGGACTGAGTGGCACCTGAGCTGAGCCCGGACGAGATCCGGCAGCTACTCCGCGAGTGCGTCACCGTCGTGAAGCCCGGCGAGACGCTGATCCTGCGCTGCCCCGAAGGCTGGACCCCGGACCAGGCCGGCGAGATGCAGGAGTACGCCGCGTGGTGGCTGGCCGAGAACGCCCCCGAGGTCAAGGTGCTCGTCGTCCCGCACCTGGACATGGCCGTCGTGCAGCCCGAGACGGACGCCGAGTTCACCGTGCGCCTTGGCCGCGTCCTGCCGCAGCTGCTGGACCGGGAACGCCGCCGTTCCGCCGCGAACTGGGCGCCGGGATCGCGGCCGCGATGACCGCGCCCGCTGCCATGCCCGCCACCCTCGGCTCCGCCATGCAGCGCCTCCGTCTCATCGCTGAGACCAGGGCAGCGGGAGCCTCCTGGGCGGACATCGGGGCCGGGCTGAAGATGAGCGGCAAGGAAGCCAAGCGCGCCGTCCGCCTGCTGGACCGGGATTCGCGCCGGCAGTTCCTGGTGGCCTCGCAGGCCGCTCCGCAAGAGGCGGCCGAAGGCTAGGCTGGCCGCGTTAGCACCCAGAGCACCGGCAGGCAGTACCCGGACGGCCCGCTCGAAGCCCCGCCCGGATGGGTCCTGCCCGAAGACTGGCCGGAAAACAGCCTCAATTTCTGGCCCGAGGCTGCCGGGGCGTTCCTCGCCAGCCTGCTCGCCGAGCCAGCGCCCGGACCGCCGTACACCCACACCATCATCCCGCCGCAGGAAGCCGTCTTCACCTGGTCAGGGAAGCTGCTCTACCGGCCCCCGGACCACCCGGCGTTCACGATGACGGAGCGGCGCCCGTGAAGTTCTGCACCCTCGCCAAGGTCAGGGAAGGCGGCACGACCGGCGACTTCGCCGGCTGCGACGCCGTGGACGACGACCACCGGTTCGGCTTCACCGCAGACCGGACGCTCTGCCACACCGAGGGCGTGCACCTTCCCGGTGACCGTATCGTCGCGTTCGGCGCGGTGCGGGGGAGCATGACGGACCTGTACGAGCTGGAGCCGTGCGGCCATCCCGCCGGTACTCCGGAGGCGGACGAAGCCGGCCCCTACCGCGGCGAGATCGTGCAGGACGAGCCCGCCCGGTGCTCATTCTGGTGATGCCGGGCAAACGCTTGGCCATGGAACCAAGGCGGTGACGTCATGGGCCATGGAGCTGCCCCGAAGTGCGGCGGCACCAACCGCGAGGGCAAGCCGTGCGGCAACGGCGCAGGCAAGGGCACGGATCACCAAGGCGTCGGCAACTGCAAGAACCATGGCGGCTGCACCCCGTCGGGCCGTGTCGCCGCGCTGAACGAGGAAGCCCGGCGGCTGCTGTACAGGTACGACGCGGCCCCCGTCACTGACCCGCTCGAAGCCTTGCAGCGGCTGGCCGGCCGTGCGCTGGCGCTCGAGGAGACCATCGGCGGCCTGGTCAACAACCTCCGGTCGGTGCGCTACGGCAGCGAGGAAGGCGGGGAGCAGCTCCGCGCTGAGGTCTCGGTGCTCGAGCGGGCGATGGACCGGTGCGGGCGGCTGCTGGTGGATATCGCGAAGCTGAACATCGAGGAGCGGCTGGCGAAGATCACGGAGACGCAGGCGCGGCTCGTCAGTGATGCACTGGCGGCCACCTTCCGCGAGATGGGCCTGCCAGCCGAGCAGCAGCGAGACGCCCGCGGCCGTCTCGCGAGGCATCTCCGTAGCGTTGCGTGACCGAATTCATGTTACTGGCGGGTAGAGGTGCCCCGGATGACGGGGCCGAGACCCGTACTAGCCGGTAACTATCAGCAGAGCGTGACATCGGGCGGGCATGACGGTTGATTTCGCTGCTTCACTCGCCGACAGGCTCGACCCGCCGGCCGTTGAGCGCACATGGGAGACACCGGGCGAACTCGCCGTAGCCATCGACCCCACGACCGTGCAGACCCCGGCGCTCGACCTTATAGACGAGGCAGTCACCTGGGCGTACACGACTCCCGGCGCGCGGCTGATCATCTCGATCGGACCTCAGGAAGGCAAGTCGAGCAGGGTCACGAAGACCAGCTCGCTGTGGGCGCTCGAGCGCAACCCCGAACTCCGGCTCGGCATCGCGTCGTACGCGCAGTCCCTCGCTGAGGGCTTCGGCCGTGAGGTCCGCAACACCATCACCACGTTCAACGGCGACGAAGGCACGCTCAACCTTGGCCTGAGGATTGCCCGCGACAACGGCTCGGCCCGCCGCTGGCAGCTCGAGGGGCACCGCGGCGGCGTCGTCTGCGTCGGCATCGGATCGGGCCTGACCGGCCGCCCGCTTGACGCACTGACCATAGACGACCCGTTCGCCGATGCCGAGCAGGCCGGGTCGGCTTACTACCGCGAGCGGGTCTGGGAGTGGTGGCGCTCGGTCGGCGCCCCGCGCCTCGCCCCTGGTGCCCCGGTGATCGTGATCCTCACCCGCTGGCACGAAGACGACCTGGCCGGCCGCCTCGTCGCCGCCGAGGACGGCCACCGGTGGCGCGTCATCAACATCCCCGCCCTCGCCGACCACGACCCGGCCAAGGGCCAGAGCGACCCGCTCGGCCGCGAGCCAGGCGAATGGCTCCAGTCCGCCCGGGGCCGGACGGTCGCCGAGTGGGAGCAGATCCGGATCCAGGCCGGGTCCCGCGTGTTCGCCGCCCTGTACCAGGGTCGTCCGTCCCCCGATGCGGGGAACGTGTGGCAGCGGCAATGGTGGCGGCGTTACGGCACGCCGTTGTGGTCACAGCATCCTGACCGCCCGGACGCTTACCTCGTCCACGAGTGCGACGAGGTAATCGCGTCGTGGGACATGGCCTTTGCCGATACCAAGGGAAGCGACTACGTAGCAGGCCAGATCTGGTGCCGCCGCGGCGCCAGCGTCTACCTGCTCGACCAGGTACGCAAGCGGCTGAGCTTCACGGACACGCTGGTCGCATTCCAGGCGATGGTGGCGCGATGGCCGCAGGCAACGCGAAAGCTCGTCGAGAACAAGGCGAACGGCCCGGCCGTGATCTCGTCGCTGAAGTCGAAGATTCCCGGCATCGTCGCGATCACGCCGACCGAATCGAAGTATGCGCGGGCTACCGCGGTCGCCCCGTTCATCGAGGCCGGCAACGCATTCTTGCCCGCTGCCGAGATCGCCCTCTTCGATACGGAAGCGTACGTAACCGAGTGCGCGGCCTTCCCGAACGACGCCCACGATGACCAGGTGGACGCCACCAGCCAGGCCCTCGCGGAGCTGCTCTTGGACGGGAACGGCGCGCAGGCGTGGATCGCATGGGCGAAGCGCAAGGCCGAGCAGGCCGCGGCGATCGGCCCGGACGCAGAGTTCGCAGCCGCTGAGGCCCGGGCCATCGCAGTGCAGGACTTCAGGAAGTGCGGCAAGCCGGACTGCCTCCGCCTGGTGTCCCTCGGTGCGCTGTACTGCTGCGGCCCCTGTGCGCAGGCTGCTGACGGCCAGTACGAGATCCACGCGCACGCCGGCGACTGCGACGAGCGGGCGGCCGAGCGCGGCATGGACGCACCTGAGCCGGCCCCGGAGATCCTTGACCCGGTGGAAGCCCGGAAGCGGGCACGGAACGCAGCATGGCAGGCACAGCGAGGAGAGGCGGCACGGTGGCGGTAGATGAGGCGCCCGCAAGTCGGCCTGACCAGATCGTCCTGACCCTCCAGTGGCGCGAGGCCGTGACCGGGCTGACCATGCAGGAGACTTACGGGCCCTGGACAGCAGCCGATGACCTGATGCACATGATCGCGGTACGGGATTTCATCGCCGGCTGGCAGCGCCTGACCGGCCGCCGCCCGGACGTGGCCACGATGGCGATAGCGATAGACCCGGGCGAATGGGTGCGTAAACAGCAGAAGGGCGCACCGCCGGATGACGCAGAGCCGTGGGTGGAGATAGCGCCCGCGGTGAACGCCTGCGGCGCGACGGTCAGGGAGGTCGTGTGCACGGCCTGCCGCGAGGTCGTCCCGGTTGAGTGCGGCGATGTCACCGGCATGACCCTTGACGACATGATCGCGGAGGTCCGCACCGAGACCGGCCGCCAGCACCCGGATCACAGGACGATCCACATCGGCCAGACGAATCCCGGACAGTGAGGCTCGGCGATGACCACTGAGGTAGCAGTACCCGGCGAGATCGCAGACGCCGAGATCGCCGGGGACGACCCGTGGCCGCAGGGCCCGGAGCGGCAGTACTACGGCTACGTGATCATCGAGTGGCCGGTGCCCCGCCGCAAGGACGGGATACCGAGGATGATGCCCGCATGGGACTGCTCGATCCTGGACGCCACGACCGGCAAGCTCATCACGACCGTGGAGAAGGCCACCATCCTCCGCGTCACCGCCGATGTGCAGAGCTTCATCACCTGCGACCTGGTGATGTTCGCCGACGACAAGGGGATGCCGCTGCTGTTCCCGGAGCGTATCCCGGACCCGCAGGGGCGCCCCGGCCGCATCGGCAGCGAGCGCATCTACACCGACGATGACGGCAAGGTCCGCACGGGCGTGTTCCCGTTCATCGTCAGCGAGATGCGGGTGCGGGGAAGCTAGGCTCTGTCCGTGACCAGCGAGACCGGCAGCGACGAGGAGTTCACCTGCGACCTGGTGATGTTGCAGCGGCAGGTCTGCGAGGCCTTCGACGTGAAGCCGTGGCAGATCGGCATCGGCCCGGTGCCGTGGCATGTGCGGCTGCTGGCGCCGTTCCGGTGGCGCTGGTGGTGGTGGCGGATCAGGCGCACATGGTTCCGCCTGGCCGGCCGGATGCGCGGGAGCTAGGCCCCGGAGGGGCGGCAGCAAGTGAAGCCCGGCGTGGCCCGTCACGGTCTCTCACCGCAATCGATCCGGCTGCTCGGCATGTGCACGGCCACCCGGCCCAACCCCTCCGGACCGCCTAGCTTAGCCCGAAGATCCGCCGCATGTCCTGCCGCTCATCGTCGCGAAGCCAGTCCAGCGGCCGGCTGAGCACATGCTCGGTGAACGCCACGGGGTTGATGTCCGGCGCCGGCCAGCGGCTCCTGGGGGTTGCTGGCCAGCCGCCCAGGTTGAACCACGCTGTCCGCCCGGGCGACACCCGGACGCGGGGCCGGATCACGAACCGGTCCTCGCCCAGCAGGATCGTGTCCACCCAGAGCGGGGAATCCGACCAGCTCATCACGCCCGCAATCCACCGCCCGGCCGTCACGCAGCCGTAGAACGAGCCGAAGCTGACATCCGGCTCGCAGTCCGGCCCGTCACTGGTCAGCGCCCACGCGGTTAGCTCCTCGTTGCTCACCCGCCCATCATGGCAGCGAGGGGGCGGCTCAATGGGCGTCCGCTCCCGCATCCATGACGGCCTGACCCGCGTCGCCAAGGTGTTCGGCCCCGGCACGCCGGAGTCGTTCCGCGAGGGCGAAGAAGCCTCGCAGATGACCCCGGCGTCCCCGTTCTCGCCCGGTACGCCCATCGGACCCTATGACGGCTACGACCGTCGCCCGAGGTCACAGGATTTCGTCACCGGGACGAACATTGCCACCCGGCCCAGGATCCACGAGCGGGTCAGCTTCGAGACGCTCCGCGGGCTGGTCGACTCCTATGACATCGCGCAGATCGCGATTTGGCATCGCATCGACTCAATCCGGTCACTGGACTGGAAATTGGTCGCGGCCGACGGATTCAATAGCGACGTCGAGGATGCCGTTAAGATCGGCATGGTCGCACTGAAGAAGCCCGACCGGATCAGCTCGTTCAGCACGTGGCTTGCCAAATACCTTTATGACATTCTCGCTTATGATGCGGGAGCGCTTTACCGGCTGCGTAATCGCGGCGGTAAAGTGGTAGGCTTGAGTGTGATCGACGGAACGACAATAGCGCCATTGTTGGACTACTGGGGGAATCCGCCTCAGCCGCCTGCGGAGGCGTATGTTCAGTACGTCAATGGCCTGCCCTGGAACTGGCTGACCAGGGACGATATTATCTACGAGCCATTCCGTCCGCGCCCGAACTCGCTGTATGGGTACGCGCCACTGGAAAGCATAATCCTGAACGCGAACTGCTACAGCGACGACACCGAGGTTCTGACAGACCGCGGCTGGCTGCGGTTCGCAGAGGCGGACATCAGCTCAGACAGGTTCGCGACGCGCAATCCCGCGACCGCTGCGTTTGAGTGGCAATCGGCGACCAGGTACTACGAGGCCGACTCCGACGGCATCATGTACCACGCCGCGTCCAGGAACGCGGACCTGCTCGTCACCGGCGGCCACCGGCTGCTGGTCAACCGCCTGCCCAGCGGCTGTCCGGGCGTCAGGCACGGCAGCGAATGGCTGGTTCACGCCGCGGACCTCTACGAGTACCAGTCCGCGCTTCCCGGCGGGGGAGCGGGCGTCAGGTGCCCGGCGACGAGCACCTGGAGCGCCCCCGACCTTGAGTGCTTCACGCTTCCCGTCAGCCCGTGCGACTTCGTGCGCATGGACGGGGAGGCGGTGCGCGAGGCGCGGGCAAACGCCGGCTTCCCGGCTTGCAGCCTCGGCATCACTCATCCCACACTGCGCCGGGCGGAAAGAGGCGAGCGCCTGCGCCGGGCGTCGGCCGAAGCTATCCGCGATGCCTACGGACTGCCTCGCGGCGTCATCCGGGAAGACGCGCACTACTTCAGCAGCCGCATTGAAGGCGACGACTTCGCCGCCTTCATGGGCATGTACCTGTCGGAGGGATGCGTCAGGCCAGACTGCTCGAACATCACCATCGCGCAGGAGGAGTTCTCCAAGGGCTATGTGGAGTTCCGCGATCTGCTGGCGCGGATGCTCGGACGCGAAGCCCCGTATCACCGGGGCGCCTTCACTTTCGGCCATACGGCGCTGGCCGACTACCTGCGGCCATTCGGGAAGGCGCATGAGAAGTACATCCCGCGCGAGGTGCTCGGGATGTCCCGGCGCCAGCTTGAGATTTTCTGGCACTTCTACGTCCTGGGTGACGGGGCCATCTATCCTCGCACGGAGATCGTGTCCACGTGCAGCAAGCGCCTCGCAGATGGCCTGCAGGAGGTTTTGCAGAAGATCGGTTATTCTGGGGCGGTGCGTCCTGTGGGGAAGCCGGCAAAGCCGGCCCATCACCAGCGGTGGCAAATCCAGACTCGCCGTAAGCCGGCCTATCGCATCGACGTTGAGCCCGTTCCCTATGAGGGCAAGGTCTATTGCGTAAGCGTTCCCAACAAGACGCTGTATGTGCGCAGGAATGGCTATCCATCATGGTGCGCCAACACCGATATGAGGTTCCAGCTCTACTTTTTGGAACGGTTCACAGCCGGCAATCTTCCTGCTGCCTTCGCCGCGGCCCCGGAGACCTGGAGCCCCGACCAGATCGAGGCGTTCCAGGTCTACTGGGACGCGATGATGTACGGCGACCAGGCTGGCAAGCACCAGATCAAGTGGATGCCGCCCGGTACCAAGTTCGCGTGGAGCAACGAGAAGGACTTCAGCGACCAGTTCAGCCTGTTCCTGATGCGCAAGACGCTGGCCGCCTATCACACGGTGCCTAGCGACCTCGGATTCACGGAGGATGTCAACAGGTCATCTGGCGAGTCGCAGGCCGACGTGGTGCACAAGGTCGGCGAGCTGCCGCTGGAGAACCACGTCGAGGGCATCATCACCGGGTTCCTGCAGGATGACCTCGGGCTGCCGCTGAAGCACCAGTTCGACCGCGGCGAGGAGCAGGACGACCGGCTGGCCCAGGCGCAGGCTGATGACATCTACATCAAGAACGGCACCGTGTCGACCAGCGAGGTCCGTGAGGAGCGGTGGGGCTGGTCCGATCCGGTCCCGGTGCCGCGGTTTATCTTCTCCTCCCGCGCCGGGCCGATCCCGCTGATCTCGCTGGACTCGGTCGCGGGCCCGGTAGACGAGGCGACGGCCGCGCCCGAGCCGGGGGCCTCCCTGCCGCATCAGGCATTCACCACCGTCGAGGGCGTCGTCACGTCCCCGCCGCTGATCGGGGAGCCGCTGGCCGAGCAGGAGTACGGCCCGTCCGCCCTGCCGCCAGCAGGACCGCAGCAGCCGGGGACGGTCGCCAAGGAAGGCGAAGGCGCACCCACGGCGGGGATCACCAGCGACACCGGGATCTACGGCTACGACGGACCTGGCGAGGATGACGACGGCAAGCCGCAGGTCATCATCCCGGACTATGTCGTCGCCGTGGACGAGGAGGCCGCGCGCACTGCGGCGGTGAAGTCCGAGCTCACCGTGTTCAGGAACTTCCGCAGGAAGCGGCGGCAGGCCGGGGAGTGGCACGACTTCGAGTTCCGCGCGGTCGGCCCGGTACAGGCGCACAACCTCAACGACGGCGGCAGGCTCGCTGTCCGCAAGGCTGCTGGCGAGGTAGCCGTGGCGGGGCTTGCTGTGCTCGCTGCGGACACGGGGCGGGTGCTGATGCTGCAAAGGGCGGTAGAGCCTGATGAATGAGCCGGTCCACGGCTGGGAGTGGCAGCAGCTTGACCCGGCCGAGCAGGCGTTGACGCCGATCCTGGCGTGCCGGAACTGTGGCGCGGTCAAGCACTCGCTCTCGGACGACCCGACCGACCTGTCCCCGTCGCTGCATTGCGGCGAGTGTCCGCCGTGGCGCTGCGAGGACTGCGGCGAGATGTGTTCGGCAACCGCGCTGTGTTCCTGCTGGATCACGCTGGACGGCCTGCCGCTGGCCGATATCAAGGCCCTGTTCGCGAACGACGATGCGCTCGCTATCGGCGGCCTGGGTCACCACGGGAGCGCCGACGCCTGAGGGGGCCGCATGCCTGACCCTGCTGCGGGCAAGTTCGAGATACCCGGCGGTCACATCGAAGGCGCGGAATCACCCCGCGCTGCCGCGACACGGGAATGGCAGGAAGAGACCGGCCTCAACTTCCCTGACGGCGAGTGGACCGGCACCTGGACGAGCGCCAACGGCATCTACCAGGGCTTTGTCTACACCATCGCCAGCGAGGCCGACCTTGACATTTTCGACCGCCAGCTCGGTTCCGACCCGGACGGCGACTGCTCGGGCACGGAGACGATTGCATGGTGGAACCCGGCCGACCTGCCCGGCAACCCTGCGGTACGTCCCGAGCTGCTGGCCGACATCGACGCCGTGATGGCCGCTCTCGGCTGCACCCCGGACTGCTGCGGCGCTGAGTGCTGCACTGGCGGGTGCTGTAACGGCTCGGCTGGATGCCAGTGCGGACCGGGCGCGGACGTGGCCAAGGCGGCGATGCCTGCCCCAAAAGTGCGGGAGCGGCGCGGCCCTGAGCCCGTCTGGGGCGAGATCGAGCAGCGCCGCGCCAAGCTGACCCGCAAGCACCTGAAGGCCGTGCTCGCTGCATGGAATGACCCGGCGGCCGGACTAAGCGCGGACACCCTCGTGCGCCAGTTCCGGGCCGAAGTGCAGCCCGTAGCCAAGTACGCGGACCCGAACCGGGACAAGGCCCTGACGGCAGCCCTCGCATGGCTCGCCGCGATCTACCAGGCCAAGGGCTACGCCGCTCTCGTCGCCGCGATCTCTGACGCCATACGCTCCGGCATGGCCGAAGGTGAAGCGGACGCCCTCGCCGTCGCGGCGGCACGCCAAGGGGCTGGCGGCATCGCCATCGACCGGGCGTTTGCCGGCGCTTACGAGCGGCTGGCCGACGACGGGGATATCACCCGGCAGGCTGCGGACGCAGCCGAGCGGATGATCAGCGGCGCGGCGGCCGACGTATCCAGGGTGCTGGCCGAAGGTGCCGCGGACGATAGCAGCGACGACGAGATGTCCGCCGCCGCGGATGACGCGGTGACCGGGAATGATGTCCGGTCGGTCAGCTCGTGGCTCCAGGACGCCATCTGGGGGGCTATCGGCGCTGGCCTGGTGTGGCTGGCCGGGACGGCGGGAAGCGGTAACGCGCCTCTGCCGGAACCGGGTGAGGCCCCGAATCCGCCACCGGGTCCGCCGCAGCCGCCTAGCCCGGTGTTCATCGCCTGGGTGACGGACGGTAATCCGTGCCCGACCTGTGTTGACAACGAGGCGAACGGGCCGTACGCGCCGCAGGATGTGCCGGCCTTCCCGGCTCATCCGCGCTGTCAGTGCGAGCTAGACCAGGCTGACGACATTCCGGCGTCGTTCTACGCGGCCTACCTGCTGAACTAGCAGCCGTTGAGGATGTCGAGCAGTCCCGTGAAGCGGCTCGGCGGGAAGAACTCGTACTCGCAGGCCGGATCCCATTCTTCCCGTATGCCGTCCTCGAACGTGACGCAGTAGTACGTGCGCCCCTGAAGGATCGTCACGCGGTCCAGGCGGGCCCACTGCCCGCAGCGGAAGCCGGCCGGGTACGCATGCCTGATCCACTGCTCGCCCGTCGTCACGAGCCGCCATCGCCGCTTGAGTCCGTCGATCCACCGCAGCCGCTCGAATTCCGCGATCTGCGCCGCGCTCCAGGCGGCCGGGTCCGGTATCAGACGGATCTCGCCGCTCACGGCTGCACCTGGTATGGCTTGTCCTTGCG